GCGGCTATGAATGAAAAGAAAAGACCGTTTTTTGGGTTTAGTCGAAATGAGAAAAAGCAACTTGGTAAAGTATTTGAAAGGTATTTGAAATGAGCGTAAGAGAAGAAATAGCTGAAAATATTGTTACTACACTAAAGGGCATTAAAAGCCCTGTTGCTGTAAAATATGCTACTCGTGAGCCGTTTGACTTTGAGAAACTGTCTAACGCTCAATATCCTGCTGTCTTAGTGCGTAGTGCTGATGAAAGCAGAGAAGATACATCCATAGGTGGATCGATAACCCAGAGAATGGGTACAATTAATTATGACTTGGTTTGTTTTGTTAAAGGCTCTGCGATTGACAGCGCAAGAAACAACATAATCGAGGCGATTGAAGAAGGTCTTGATGTTGACCGTACTAGAGGCAGTAAAGCCATAGATACGCAGGTAGTCAATGTTGAGATAGATGAAGGTTCTATTGATCCCATTGGTGGGGTCATTATTACAGTCCGCATTGTATATCAGTATACTCGCGGCACAACTTAACTTAACTTAAAAGGTACATATCATGGCGACTAAAACAGGCGCATCTGGAGTAGTAAAAGTACAAGTCTCAGGCACGACTGTTGCCGTGGTAGGCGAGGTACGTTCTTTCACGTTTGACGGTTCAGCAGACACTATCGAAGATTCAGTAATGGGCGATTCTTCTAGAACTTACAAGCAAGGCTTAAAAACTAACACAGTTTCTATCGAATGTTATTGGGATGAAGCAGACGCACAGCAGTTAATTCTTGACGAACGTGCTTCTGTAGATTTTGAAATCTATCCTACTGGCACTGGTTCGGGCGAGACTTTCTTTTCAGGCGGTGGCATTGTAACTTCTCGTTCTATCAGTGGAGCATTTGATGGAATGGTTGAAGCAAGTTTCACCATTCAGTGCAGTGGAGATGTAACCGAAGCACAAGTATAAGGGGATTAAACCATGGGATTAGCAAAAGAGTTACGAGGCAGAAGAAAGTTATCGGCACGAGAAGTATTAGTGCCTGAGTGGGGTGACGAATCTGGAGCATTTAATTTATATTGCAGAAGCATTACGTGCTATGACTTAGATCAGTTACAGAAGAAGCACCCTAACTTTTTAAACAATATGACTATCAGTGCAATGGTAGATTTGATTTGCATGAAGGCAGAAGATGAGGGCGGCACTAAGCTGTTCGGATCTGCGGAAGATAGGATAGATTTGATGGGCGAAGAAACAAGCGTCATATCAGAAATAGCCAATCAGATGTTTGCTGAGATAGAGTCTGCCGAGGAACACGAAAAAAACTGAGAAGCGATCACTCACGGATGACCATGTTATCTCTGGCTGATCGCCTTCACATGAGTATTGCTGAAGCGGAACAAACGCCCATTAGTCATTTGAACGAGTGGGTTGCATATCACAAAATAGTTGGCGAGAAAAATGATTAACCCTATTAAAATTGCTATTGCAGGTCTTGATGGAACGGAAGCAGTATTTGCGGCAGTACAAAAAAGGTTTAGGAAACTTACCGCAACTATTGATAAGGTTAAAAACCGATTCCCTTTATTAAGTGCATCATTTGCAAAAGTTGGTGGCTTTCTTAAAAGCGCAATATCTTCTATTGTCAAAAGCGCATTAGCGATGGGGGCGGCCTTTACGGTTGCCTTATCCGCTATCACTATCAAAACTATGTCCTCTATAGATGCATTAGGGAAGATGTCATCAAAGATAGGAACAACAGCAGGGTCTCTTGCTAAACTACAATTTGCCGCAGAGCAGACAGGCGTATCTGCTGAAACTATGGGTATGGCAATGCAACGCTTTACTCGGAGGGCGGCAGAAGCGGCTAAAGGAACAGGCGAGGCTAAAGGTGCGCTAAAAGAATTAAATCTAAATGCGGCAGAGTTATTAAAAATGCCGCTAGAAGATCAAATGCTTGCTTTGTCAAAAGCGTTTGAAGATTTTGAGGACTTTGATAAAGTTCGCCTTGCCATGAAACTGTTTGACAGTGAAGGTGTTGCACTTGTAAACACATTAGGCGCAGGTTCGGAAGGTTTAAAAGCAATGTTCAAAGATGCAGAAATGCTTGGACTTGTTCTTTCTGAGGATGCCGTTAAAGGTGTAGAAGCCGCTAATGACTCCATGAATCGTTTGAAGACGTTGTTTGTTGGATTTAGCCGACAAGCCGTTGCCGCGTTTGCTCCTGCGATAGACGAGATAGCAAAATCATTAACTGAACTTGGTTTAAAAGCCGCTGATGGCGATGTTCAGAGTATTGGTGAAGTGATTGCAAAGTCTATTGTTGGTGCGCTTATTTCTATTATTGAAGTAATAGAAAAAATGATGAATGCGTTCGGACAAATGGCGCATAAGATACAAGCTACATACAAAAGTTTTTTTCCTGATGAAGAAATGAAAAAAGATCAAGAAAGATTAGATAAATTATTTTCTTCATTATTAAAGATAAGAAAAAGTGATGTAATGCTTAAAGTTGATACTTCTAGCATTGAGCAAGAAATGGCTATTTTGCAAGAAAAGTTATCTGGCGGTGAGTTTGTTCCGTTTGATTTTAGTGTTTTGATCGAAAAGCTATTAGAAGTTAAAGAAGTAATCGGCACTGTTGAAGAAGGTGTAACAGATGTAATAGATGAGATCGAAGTTTTAGGACATAGAAACTGGTTTGATAAAATTATATCAGCCGCATTAGATTTCAAAGATATAGCAGGTGAGGCTTTTGGAAGGGTAGCAGGCCAAGTTTTCGACTTTGATAGCGCAATGAATAGCCTAGTCACTGGCTCTATTGATGCAATGGTTCAGGGTTTCTCTGACATGATGACAGGCGCTAAGAGTTTTGGTGACGCTATGAAAAATATGGCAAAAACCGTTATTGATG